TTTACCCAGTACACGGGCGACGAAACCATTTACAAGTCGATGAATGAGTGTGCGCGTACGTGGGACGAATGGACGCCCGAGAGCCCAGCAGAACGAGCGCTAAAAAATGCGGTCGACAAAGTATGAATGGGTACGACACGTGGGGTGACGTACACGTCTTCGGCGACGACGACGATCAGGAACCAGACGACGAACTTCCGTCGCGGGTAAAGTACGCCGTCATCCTCCAGGAGGAGGAGGATTTTATGGACGAGGCGGTCTGACTTTTTTTGTTCGATGATAGTAAAATGTCTATGGCAATTGTTGGTGATATCACGACCCAGACCGCCTCGTACGCAACCTTTGGTTTTTTCTTCGCGGCGGCCATCGCGTGGATGGACGTGATCCGCTACATGATTTCCCAGCTCGTGAACGTGTCCCGTAACGGCGGCCCGTACTACCTGCTCAGCGCCATCTTCACCTCGCTGCTGGCTATCATTCTGATGAATGTGCTCCGTCGCACCGGTCTGTCCAACGGTGCCGCTTCTCGCGATCAGTAAAGTTTAAATTGGGGCGGAGGCGCAGGCGGTGCAGGCAGGGCCGAAAGGCGCTCGACGAGCGGTCGCAACAGGCGAACGTAAGAAATATAGGCTGTAAGAATCAAAAATATGGTTATGACAATTACCCAGCGGCCAAACACTCTCTTTTCTGTGGGAGGTTTGGGCGGTGGCGGCGCATGCTGCATAGCATCGACTATACGTTGAATTTGTATATCCTGGAGGGGCGGTGTAGGCGGCGGCGGGTTATGATATTCGCAATGGACCCGGAGCGTGAATGCATTGTGATCAAACCCCTGAAAATTTAGAGCCTGGCCGTTCCGGTCGATCCACCGGACCGTCAGGCGGTCGAGCTTTGGAATCGGCGTATTGTACAGAATGTACTGCTTGTAGTCGGTCGTCTCTTTATAGTTCTTTATGCCACCCGATTGAACATCCAGTGGAATCATACCGAAGGTCGACCGGATCGTCGATCCCTCGGTCGTTCCGCCGATAAGTTTTTTGGCATCCAGGACACTCGTCGTTCGGAGTTCTTCAATGTCCAGGAAGACATATTCGTTCGTCGAGAGGTCAATGATCTTGGTCGATTTATACATTGAAAGTGTGCCATACGCGACATTGTTTGCGTAGACGGGTGAACTCGAACCGCGAAAACTCGAAAGGACGCCGGACGAAATACCAAGCATGTTTCGAATTTCGGTCGTCCGACCCTGGAGTGTAAAACTTGTCAAGTTGGACGAAAATATGTAGTGACCTTCGTCCGGTACAAACTCTATACAGAGCGCCGACCCTGACGAATCTACGAGCGCCTGGGCGAGCCCGCACGCCGAATAGTAGCCTGGAGAAATGGACAAGGTTTTTGAATTGAAACTAAGGACATTAGAACCGCTCGTCAGATTGTACATTGTGTTTGGAACCTTGGCGGCGACGAGATCAACCTGTATGACACTGTGGACCGGGTTTGTCAGGTGGAGCGTGTACGCGTTGCCGTTCGGGTACACGGTCGTGTCTCGACTGGCCGAATCGACAAAGACATACTTGATTCGTTGGGAATCATCGGCCATATACTAATTAAGCGATATATTTTCCAAAATGAGAATACGTTGTTCCAATAATTCTCGCTGCTGACGTTCCTCTTTAATAGCTTCGATAAGAATAGTGACTATTCTCTCATATTGAATTGTTAGATAATTATGACCCGATTCATTATTTGGATCGAATGGAGCCGGTCGAACAACTTCTGGTAAAACTTTTTTAATTTCCTGTGCTGATAAACCAATAAACTGTCGGTCTTCCGTGAACCCATATGATCGCGCAACATCATTATGAATATATTTAAAAACATTGAGTTCACATACTTTATCAAGGGCATTTTCTATCCGACCAGTCTTTGTTTTGAGTCGTTCGTCGGACGTGAACGCGGTTATATCGTTCACTGCACCTATGCTACCGTTGACCTGAAGTGTATAAGCAGTCGGGCTTATTCCTATTCCTAGTTTTGCTGAAGTGTTATCCCAAAATGAATTGGTCGCAGCGGCAGCAACACCTGAACTTGATAAATAAATCAGGTTACCGGTTGCACCCGCTGGTGCCGCGCCCCCGGGTCCCGTAGCACCCGTGGCGCCATTGATTCCGTCGATACCGGTCGCACCCGTGGCGCCATTGATTCCGTCGATACCGGTCGCACCCGTGGCGCCATTGATTCCGTTGATGCCGGTCGCACCCGTGGCGCCATTGATTCCGTCGATACCGGTCGCACCCGTGGCGCCACCGGGTGTACCGGGTGTACCTGGTATACCTGTTGCACCGGTGACGCCGGTTGCACCCGTGGCGCCATTGATTCCGTTGGTTCCGTTGGTTCCGTTGATGCCTGTCGCACCCGTAGCGCCATTGGTTCCGTTGGTTCCGTTGGTTCCGTTGGTTCCGTTGGTTCCGTTGACACCTGTCGCACCCGTGGCGCCATTGATTCCGTCGATACCGGTCGCACCCGTGGCGCCATTGATTCCGTCGATACCGGTCGCACCCGTGGCGCCATTGATTCCGTTGATGCCGGTCGCACCCGTGGCGCCATTGATTCCGTCGATACCGGTCGCACCCGTGGCGCCACCGGGTGTACCGGGTGTACCGGGTGTACCTGTTGCGCCGGTGACGCCGGTTGCACCCGTGGCGCCATTGATTCCGTCGATACCGGTCGCACCCGTGGCGCCACCGGGTGTACCGGGTGTACCTGGTATACCTGTTGCACCGGTGACACCGGTTGCACCCGTGGCGCCGTTGGTTCCGTCGATACCGGTCGCACCTGTGGCGCCATTGATTCCGTTGGTTCCGTTGATGCCTGTCGCACCCGTAGCGCCATTGGTTCCGTTGATGCCTGTCGCGCCCGTAGCGCCGTTGGTTCCGTTGGTTCCGTTGGTTCCATTGGTTCCATTGGTTCCGTTGATGCCTGTCGCGCCCGTAGCGCCGTTGGTTCCGTTGGTTCCGTTGATACCTGTCGCACCCGTGGCGCCATTGATTCCGTTGGTTCCATTGGTTCCGTTGATGCCTGTCGCGCCCGTAGCGCCGTTGGTTCCGTTGGTTCCGTTGATGCCGGTTGCACCCGTAGCGCCGTTGGTTCCGTTGATGCCGGTTGCACCCGTAGCGCCGTTGGTTCCGTTGATGCCGGTTGCACCCGTAGCGCCGTTGGTTCCGTTGATGCCTGTCGCGCCCGTAGCGCCGTTGGTTCCGGTTCCGGTTGCTCCAGTTGCGCCACCGGGTGTCCCTGGTATTCCAGTTGCACCTACGACTCCTGTGGCGCCCGTGGCTCCATTATATACGGTTACGTTGATTGTGCTATAGCACGAAGCTTCTCCGTTACCTATATTCATACTTATATTGCGTTATATATTATTTCTAAAAACCATCCGTCTGAATATATGAGATTCCATTGTCTCGGTATTCAGCACACCGTCACCAACAGCGAATACGTGGCGTGTGCTTTTACACAAAAGGTACTCAAATTTTGCGAAATGATGACTCGCCGGGGTCACACCATCATTCACTACGGGCACGAGGATTCTAATCTTCTCTGTACAGAACATGTCACGGTCGTAACCCGAACTGAATTTGATACAATTTATGGGATCCATGAATATAAATCAAAATTGTTCAAATTTGATACAGGCGACGACGTGTACCAAACATTTAACAAGAGAGCTATTCACGAAATTCAGAAAAGAAAACAGCACGGAGATTTCTTACTCGCATTCTGGGGGCTCGGTCATAAACAAATATGTGATGCCCATCCGGATATGTGTGTCGTCGAACCGGGTATAGGATACACTGAGACATTTGCCCGGTATAGAGTATTTGAATCATATGCGATATATCATGCAAAACTCGGTATAACCAAAGTAGGTAAATGTTTTGGACAAGACGACGAATTTGAAAACGATACCATCATTCCAAATTATTACGAACCTAAAGATTTTGAACCGGTTGCCGAAAACGAAAAAGAGAATTACTTTCTGTTTGTCGGACGGATCGGCACAGCAAAAGGTCTCGGGCGCGCCATCCAAATGACAAAGGCGTTAGGCGCCCGACTCATAGTCGCCGGCCAGAATGCCGAGGCTGGGTTTCGCGAAGAAGGATTTTGGCCCGTACCCAGTCACGTGGAACTTGTTGGATACATAGGCGTAGAGGAGCGAAAAAAACTCATGGCGCGCGCAAGGGCGGTTGTGTGTTTTTCAAAATTTATCGAACCATTTTGCGGAGTTCACGTCGAAGCCATGTTGTCCGGCACACCTGTCATTACGTCCGATTGGGGGGCTATGACAGAATTTAATATTCATGGTCAGACTGGATTTAGGTGCCGGACACTCGATGATATGATCGAGGCCGGTAAGAACATCCATACGATCGACCCTAAGAAGTGTCGCGAATGGGCCATGTCTCGGTTTTCCACGTCGGTCATTGTCAAAGAATACGAACGATACTTTGAACGCTTGTACAAAAAATTAACATCAATAGATTATGATTCGGTCCGACGCGAAGAACAACCTTTTGCGGACAGACTCGCCCCGTGTCTCAAACGACACATCGGACCTAAAAATTTTCTGAATATTGGGTGCGGACCAGGTATGTACATACATGCGATGGATTCGGTCGGTGTAGAATCGACCGGTCTTGAACTTGACGAACGTGCCCGGCATCGTCTCATCCGAAACGAATCGGTGTTTGTTACAAAGTGTACGGCCGATCTCGTCATGTCACTCGAATCGGGATCAAGAACTGCCGAACGATATGCCGACGAACTCGTACAGTGCACGGCGCAAACAATTGCACCCGGAGGAACACTCGTATGGACGTCCGCAAATACAAATCAAAAGGGGGGCCACAATATCAATTGTCAGCCGACGGCATATTGGATCGAAAAGTTTGAACGCTGTGGTCTCGTCCGGAACGAATTACTCGAACGGGGCATCAAAGCTGAAATTCTCCAAGGGTATCATATGGGATGGTTTATTCAAAATCTTGTCGTTTTTAAGAAAACAACTTGTTAGATTTAATAAGTTTCTCCATTGACCAATTTTCTCTAATTTCATTTGTTACATCGGTCGCGTAATCTTTTAATGAACGCGGATGGTTGTTCCATAACCGGATTTGTCGTACAGCATCGTCGACCGTGTCGAATGTCTTGATACCCTTGATACGCTGCGCATTTCCGACCGGCCGGGTGAGCACCGGCACACCGGACGCACCGGCTTCAAAAATACCCAAAGGACCCGCCTCGAATCTCGAACAACACACAAGGAGATCAATGTCGTTATATATGTACGAACCGGGTGTGTTTCCGTAAATATATATTGGCTTTATGCCTAGCCGGTCGCAAATCAGACGAAATTCGTCCAAGCCTTTTACGTCCGCGTAATCACGCTGTCCATCCGGATTTGCAATCAGGCCTACGCGTTTTATTTGATCGGAAACGACGTGCCGAATAGGAAAATCGTCTAGATCGGCACCGAACGGAAGCCAGCATGCCGGGCCCATCCCGTGCCGTTCCATTTCGCGACATGCCTCGACCGATACGCCTGCATACGATGCACCCGGGCGGACACACACGGTTTCTCTGAAGAATGGATGGTTCACAATAGGACAGTGCGCTACGACGAGCAGACGTCGATATACATCGGGACTCAGAGTCACATGTGGGTCGTAGTCCGTCAGGCATGTCGGAACGATAATCACGTCGTATTCGTACCATGCGTGCGAAAACAGTTTGTTATTTTGGGACGGGTCGGACCAATCCCAAATATCGACCACGTGTCCTGAATATTTCTGAACGGCACGGCCTATACGCCCCACGGCCCACCCTGCGTCGCCCCAAAAAGCTATTCTTTTCATTTACATACCCCTGTGAGTTTAAAAAACTTAAGGATACGCGACGATGATGATTCCGGAACCACCTGACCCCGCCGGACTCGAAACAGGATCAAGGCCTCCGCCTCCTCCTCCGCTTCCGGTACCAGGCGTCCCCGGTACGCCTGAAGTATTTGGTCCGTATCCACCGGCTCCTCCTCCGCTGCTACCACCAGGTGCAATACCTTTAAGCTTTGGTGAACCACCACCACCACCTGCCCCATAATAGATTAAAGTTCCCGAGATATTTATAGGAAGTCCGTCACCGCCTTTTCCTCCAGTACCGTAAAGTGGCGACCCAACAGTTACATTTGTATTATATGGCCCACTTGTTTTTCCACCTCCACCACCTCCGCCACCCGCTAATAAACTTGAACCTCCGGCTAAACCCGGCGAACTACCTACTCCACCTACTCCAGTTGGATTATTCCCACCTCCTCCTCCGCCCGAACCACCTGGGCTACCTCCAGGTGCTAATGCGTTAGGAGTAACATTCGTTGGTGTCCCTCCGCCTCCGCCACCTACGGTTATTATCGTACTAAATGAACTCGGTCTACCCCTTGCTGCAGCGGTACCACCAGAACCTACAGTAATTGGATATGCAGTTCCCGATATAACAGGAACTGATCCATTATATGTAACACCGCCACCTCCTCCTCCGCCTCCAGCAAAACCTCCACTCGCGCCACCAAGTCCGCCTCCGCCACCACCGCCAACAACCAGAACTTTAATGTTCCCGGTAAACGAAGACGTCCAAGTTCCTGGAGCATTAAACGATGTGACGAACGCTGTACTTGCCGACGCAGAAGTCGTCGACTGTCCCGCGCCATTTTCATTCGACGGCGTGATCGTAAATCTGTACAATGTAGAAGTTGTCAAACCTATGAACGTAAATGTACCGGCGGTCTCCGTTGTCTGTGTCGGAGTAGATGATGGGGGGTCCGACGTGATGGAATACAAAGTCGCATAAGAAACCGATGACCATGTAAGGTCCATCGTAGTCAGAGTGGGATTACTCGTGGTCAATGATGTGACGGCTGGTGGAATTAGAAGAGTACTTGCCGACGCAGAAGTCGTCGGCAGTCCCGCGCCATTTACATTCGACGGTGTGATCGTAAATCTGTACGATGTCGATTCTGTCAAACCTATGAACGTAAATGTACCGGCGGTCTCCGTTGTCTGTGTCGGAGTAGATGATGGGGGGTCCGACGTGATGGAATACAAAGTCGCATAAGAAACCGGTGACCACGTAAGGTTCATAGTAGTCCGAGTTGGGTTGCTAGGTGTCAATACCGAAACGGCTGGCGGAATTAGAAGAGTACTTGCTGACACGGAAGTTGTCGACGGACCGGACCCACCTCCGTTCGACGGTGTGATCGTAAATCTGTACGACGTCGATTCTGTCAAACCCGTGAAAGTAAATGTACCGGCATTCGTCGTGGTCTGTGTAGGAGTAGTAGATGAGGGATTCGACGTGATGGAATACAAAGTCGCATAGAGTACCGGGAGCCACTCGAGGTACATTGTAGTTCGAGTCGGATTACTCGGTGTCAGTACCGAAACGGCTTCTGGAATGATAGAAAGGGTGGTTACGGGACTGGAAGTTGTCGATGGTCCGTCGCCAAGTGCATTCGACGGTGTGATCGTAAATGTGTATGACGTCAAGGGTATTAAACCCGTGAAAGTCATGGAAGCGATCGTCGATGTTTGTGTAGGCGTTGACGATGGGGGGTTCGACGTGACGGAATAGAGTGTCGTCTTATTCAGTAGGTCGGGATCCCATATTAGGTCGACCGTGATTATAGTCGGATTGTATCCTAAAAAGCCAGTGACTTGTGGTATGTCGGCGTATGTCTTGACCGTATTTGATATAGCCGGCAGACCTATACTTCCTTTATTTATGGGCGATATCGTAAATGTGTAAGTGGTCGCCGGACTGAGACCCGTAAACGAGAACGTACCAGATGGCGCTATGGTGTAACTCGTAGTAGACGGCACCGACGCGATATAATACGACGCGCCGGTCGGCGTCCAAGCCAAATTCACTTGCGTCGGTGATTGTACCGTAGCGACGAAGTTTCCAACTTGAGCCGGTACGGCATCGACGACCGACTTGTTTTGCATACCGGCTTCTTGGATGGTATACATACTCCGGCCGTCGCCCTTCGATACACTGAAAATATTGTACGACAGGGCGTACACGCGTATACTTCTCGGATAAATGTGGAGTGATAGCGTGAGCGTATGTTGTTGGCGCGCAATGTTGGTCATGTTAAGTTCGCCGGTCGGGGTATCATTCTCGGGCTCGAGTGCGAACGAATACATATAGTACCGACCGTCCGGTACACGTGTGTGACTTTGGAGCCCCTGGACGACCCGAAGGTACTGGGCCGTTGCGTAATCGGGTGTGATACGGTCCTGGCCATTCAGGATCAGGCGTAAATCCACGAGATGGTCCGTCGTGCCATAATCATACACGTTCGAGGATGCATCGCTCTGAATGACCCAAAAGAGTTCTTTGACGTCGTTCACAAACTCGGACAAGAATTGAACGGGTGCTTGTGTCATCGCCGGAACTCTAAATTGTACACGTTGGAAACTTTGTGTCACGTAGATGAGTTCGCGGCTGCGCATATATTCTCGTTCGGCCCCGGTCACATAGACATAGTCGACAAAGAGATCAACCTGGATCGGTTTCGTGTACACGGCCGTCGTAAAATACGACGAAGGCTGGAATACGACACGCAATTTGGGTGGTTCGTCGAGGGCACAGAGCGGTAAGCCTTTCTTGAGAATCGAAAATACGAGCGGGATGTGATACGACACGAGATTACTCGTCGTGTTCGTCCCGACCATATTGCCCAAAGCGGCCTGTTTCCCTTGGGTCACGGTGAGGTCACCGAGCATGTACAAGTTTTCGCCGTAGATCCGTTCGACGAGCTGGTCCTTGTACAAAAGTTCGATCCGGTCGATCATAGCCGTACCGGCCGACGGCTGAACGGTCGTCGGCGCGTCCGTCGGCCACATGACCCGAAGGTACATTGTCCGGGCCAGGTCACCCGCCTTGGCGATCCATACTGTGATGTCGTCGCCCCAGTGAACATCTTTTGGAAATTGTAGACGGATTGTCTGGTTGGCAAATTGGGCCGGTGGCTCCATTTCTACTTACAGTGCAGAATTAAAAAGGAGTCCGCCGAGCCCATTCTGATTCGTCAGAACATTGAATATCTTGGCGTACACACGTACGTAAAGGTCTGTCACGGGGGCACTGGCCAACGTGACCTCGAGCATCGGACTCGCTATGCGTGAAAAGTTGACGGTTCCGGACGGTGCAAGTTTTTCAGGCTCGATCGCGAAACTGTACGTACATACGTTCGACGAGGAAGAAGGCGTGGCTGTGTGATGTTCGAATGCCCGGATGACACTGGTTGTCACCTGGTCGTCGTCGACGATAACTTCGCCGTTGAGCAGAAGACGAACTCTGGCCACTGTTCCGGGGACGTCCACGGTGACCCAAAATTCACGAACCGGACCCTGGAACCCGAGTCGAAACTGATCTTGTTTCCGCCCGGCGCGCATCGTAAACGTATTCAGGTCCGTCTGACCGTAGAGCATTTTGGGCACAGCCGGTGGTTTTTCGTACTTTTCGTACTTGATAATCAGGGACGAACTGAGTGACGGTGTCATACTCAGTGGATCGAATGTTATAAAATTAGGCTGCGTACCATAATTTCTTCCGTCTATTTCAAAAAAATAAATATATCTAGATCCAGCGACCGCGAGTGTTCCTTGGAGTGGGGCATAGCCAGATGTTCCGGTAAATAGAGGTTTCGTAAATGTAGTACCCTGTGAAGTTCGAACGGAATCATCGGTTCTAAAATCGAGCCATTTCCACGAGTTTACGTCAGTGAAAGGAAGAGTCGTATCGTATGTATAAATTACATACCTTCTGCCCGGGTCCGTGAAGCCGTCGCCGTCTGCAAAGTATACATATTTACCATCAAATCCAATTGGGTAGGAAGTCTGTGTAGAGCCTCGAGTCGGCAACGTCGTTCCGTAAAAATATTCCCAAGTATTACTGTCATATCGAGTGAATACCCATTTAGATGTCGGACTGTTATAAAATCCACCCACGTACACATATTTGCCATCGGTTTGCCATACACCTCCGCTGGTCGTCTCGACAGGAAATGGAATTGAATTTATTTGCGTGTACGAATTTGTTAGAAAGTTTTGTGTATCGTATTTAATAATAACCGGTCCGAGTAGACCGGTATACAAGTATCGGCCGTCGAACGGGAGTCGAAGATAACTATTATCCGGAATTGACAACAAAACAAATTGGCCAGGGAATGCATCTTTTATACTAAGCGGGTTCGTCGACGCAGGATATATATATAAATTGACCACCGGATATGTGTACGAACCGTCTACATTTATATCAGCAAAAGTATCGTACCGCATCATGAATCTATTGCCCCACGCAGTGTAACTAGGTGTATTCTGCGGGCCGGATGTTTGCGCGGCGGTGTAATATGCCGACCACACAAACTGTACACTGGTAGGTGTCAACGCAGTTTGTGTTATAGTATATGATGAATATGCCGGCCCGTATGTCGAAAAGAAATTTACAAAAGCCGTATTGGCCGTAGACGACAACGGATATGTTGCTTTATATACATAGATCGTAAGTGACCATGTGTGATTATCGCCCGCCAGAGAACTTGAAGCGAGAGCTGTTTGGTACCCGCCTATTGTGTAGTAGTTAGCGTCGTAGTACGCATAGACGTATCGGGCATCTGCGGCTATATCGCATATTTTATTGTTTCCTCCGCCGTAAACATTAGCCGGTACGCCGCTCAGTGGAGAATAAGTCGAATATGTCCACGGTGTCACGGGATTTGATAGAATAGCCGTAAGAGAAGCTCGTATTAAATAAGAAGTCGAGTATAAATAAATAAAATTACCCGCAACCAGGGGTCTCATCGTAGAAACAGTCGCTGGTGCATTTGGCGGCGTCCATGTATAAAAAATATTAGTAACCTGATTATAAATTCTGAAAGATGTATCTGTCAACGGACCTAGTACTATATAATTTTTATACCCGACACCTGACGCCGTGTCGTACCCAGGTGTGTTTGTCAGCGCGCATATATTAGATACGGCCCATGCACCCGCGTCAAAAAACCCAGTTGTTGTGATTGGCACCGAAGGTAAATTTTCAAACTTTTCGTACTCGAGGTCGACTCTTATGTCGTTCCGGTACATTTGGGTCACTGGGAGTTGATCCACGTTGAATGTCAGGCGTGTGTAGTATTCGCGCGGGACGTACACACCGGACGGGTCATTTTTGCCTTCCAGAATCGTCAAGGCGGCTTGGTTCTCGTACGGCACCCCGAGGTCGTCCTCGATGATGAGTCGTTCGCTCGTCAGCCGATCGATCGTCTGGCCGCCGATCGAAAGGGTCGCGCTTTTTATGAGTCGACACGCGACCGAATCCTTGTACGAAAACCCGGTTGGCGGTGGTGGTGTAAACCCACGAATCCAGCCAGCCTGTACCAGTGTCAAAGGCGCCGTAAGCGTACCACCGGTGAGCCGGTACCCTTTGTAGCCGTCCGGTGTGACGAAATCAAACACACGTGGATCAAATCCCCAAAAAACACCACTCGAATCGTTTCTAAAAATGATTGACGAATATGTACCGGAAGAAAAAACAAACTTGTTTGCGACTGAATTATACGCAACCGTGATCGCGTACCCGGTATAGTTTGTCGCCCAGAAATTGATGTACTGGGTGTTAAAGTACCCTACAAAATCACCGGGCTGAATCGCAAGTACATACGACGAGGTGAGTACAAAAATTGCTCCGTCAACCTGGTCGGAATAAGAAGGGTAGACGTACCCCGGACCGAGCGGCGTGTACAATTCAGGGAGCGTAGACCGGACCGTGATACGCCGGACGATGTCACCTTTGGGCGGCAGGCGCGCGGATACCGTTCCGCCGAATTCGGGCCTCGATCGGTCAAAAGGAATCTCGATCGATTCGGCGAGGTATGTCTCGTGCGTTTCGTACGCGCGCGAAAACAGAGTATACGCTGGGTCTCGGGTGAATGTACCGCCGGATTCAATTTGAATCTGAGCACCAGACATGCTGGGTGCTTCCTACCAGGTGACGCGTTTTTTGTTCTGACCAATTTTAGGCACACTAGAGTAGATGTCAAGCTTACAGCTTCGTAAGTTTGATCCGAGTCGGATCGCCGACGATAAGGTGTGTGTGTTCATAGGCAAACGCGGAACCGGTAAATCGACTCTTGTGACCGATATCATGTATCACAAGAGACACATTCCGGTCGGCATCGTCATGTCCGGTACCGAGGACGGAAACCACTACTATAAACAGTTTGTACCGGACCTGTTCATCTACGGCGACTATAACCGCGACGCGATCGAAAAGGTTTTGGAGCGCCAGCGACGTCTGGTTGGCGCTGGTGGGAAATCGGGTGCTTTTTTGCTTATGGACGACTGTATGTACGACAAGGCGTTCATGAAAGACACGTGTATCAGACAATGTTTCATGAACGGACGTCATTGGAAGATATTTTTTGCACTGACTATGCAGTACTGTATGGACCTGAGTCCTGACCTGCGCGCCAATGTCGATTACGTTTTTGTGATGCGCGAAAATGTGATCCAGAACCGCGAACGTCTTTATAAATCATTCTTTGGTGTTTTTCCGACATTCGATATGTTTTGCCAGGTTATGAATGCGTGCACTGAAAACTACGAGTGTCTCGTCCTGGATAACACGAGTAAATCGAACAGGATTGAGGATTGCGTCTTCCATTACAAGGCGCCGATCCGTAAAGGGTTCCGGATCGGATCCGAGGCTATGTGGCAATACCACCAAAAGAATTATAACCCCAAGCACGTCATCACCGGCCAACCTTCTGGGGCGACTCCGGTCAAAAAGAAGGGTGCGGGTGGAGTTACCGTGAAGAAGGTGCAGTGAAAAGGGCCGGCTCCGGCTCGGGCTCGGGCTCGGGCTCCGGCTCCGGCTCCGGCTCCGGCTCCGGCTCCGGCTCCGGCTCCGGCTCCGGCTCCGGCTCCGGCTCCGGCTCCGGCTCCGGCTCCGGCTCCGGCTCCGGCTCCGGTACCAGTGACGCATTGAGCGCCTCTTCGATCAGGGCGGCTGAGCGCCGGACGGGTACATCGTCGCCGTCATCTACGATATCATCTTCGGTTTCGAGTTCCGGCTCGGGTGCCGGGGCGACAACGGGATCGTATCCCATTATATACTGTGGGCATACATTTTTGTGCGTTGGGCTGAACGCGAAAGAGTTCTCCCTGTACCTGTAGGGATGACGCTGATCGAGAATCTCGAGTTTGGGAACGGGTCACCGAGCATCATGCAATACATTCCGACGATCGATGATCAGCCGCCGGCGCCACCACCCGATCTGGGATCGTCGCCGCTCGATTTTCTACAGGAAAAAAACTCTGACCCAATAGAAATGGACTTTTCGACGCCGATCCAGGACGTTATGCCTTCGGCCGCGTTTGACTCTGATGACACACCTGGTCTGAACGGTCCGTATAAATCTCCGACGAACGATCGCGTCGTGGGGCTGAGTGCCGGTGTTATCCAGGCCGAGCCCAAAAAAGGCGCAAACGGTATCCCGTTCGGTCTGACCCGGGAGCAGTTTCAGGCGGTGGTTGCTGGTATCGCCGCCGTCGCCGCTTTTTCCAAGCCCGTCCAGTCCAAACTCGCGGACGTCGTACCAAAGTTCCTCGGCGAGCACGGCGACCTTTCTCTGACCGGTATGCTTGTCACGGCACTGATCGCCGCGGCCATCTTCTTCTTTGCCGGTCGCGTTCTCGAGAATCAGTCGTGAATCTCGCCGCCACAATAAGCTTGTTTTTCATTCATCGTATATATACCTAGGTTAATACACAACGTCCGAAGGTCTTTAAAGCTTTGCCAGAACGCCTCAGTGTGATCGTACTCGGCGACAGTTATGTGTGCAAGTTCGTGTATCAGAACGTGCATCGCGGCATTTACATTTTCTTTGTCCATGCAGATGTAAATTTCGTACCCCTTGTTTACGTTATAGCCTATAGTGCCCTTGTTCATCCGGGACGTATCGATACCGGTTATTATCGGTCGGCGGTGACGCAGACACTTGAACCGTTCGTCGATACCGTCGACGTCTTGTAGGTGCCGGACGAGTATATTGTACCGGCCTTTGAGTTCCGTGAGCATACGTTGTTCAGACAAGGTTGCGATCACGACGATGAGTAAAAGTAACAACACAAACAACGTAATCATCTACTAAGGTGGTACATTTTTCCGCCTGAAGACAAATGTCGAATAAATGTCTGACACCAGGCCTGTCGGCACGGGACACATGGGGGACCATTCGATGAGCACAAACCATCGGGCCAAGGCGTGCACGAGTATGTCCCGTGTGACGAGCGGTTCGCGACGCGCCTGTCCGTTGTAGAACGGGCCGTCGACCAGACTGACGAGTGCGTGATCCGGTCCGTCGGGCGTAACACTGTTTCCGAGCGCGTCCGGTGATACAAACGAAGCGATCCGATCTGCGTCCGGTGTGATACCAAACAGTATGCCGCCGAGCTTTGTACGCCGTGCTATGGCGCGCACGGATTCATCGAGCGTGTCCCGGATATAATGAATCGAAAAGTTGTAACACACGGCGTCGAACACACCAGACGTGACATGGCGGATATCGCCTTCGTGAATACAGACCGATCGTACACCGTGGACGTTCGCACGCCGGACCGCCTCTTGGAGCGATTCGGGGTCTGGGTCCACAGCAGTCACGTGTGCCCGAACCTTTTTCCACTTGAGCCAGTCGCCGCCACGACCGCACCCACAATCAATGACCGTTAGGCCGGGACGGGTGACACACCTCTCAATCAGTGCACTCTTGTACCTGTTGTGTTCTTTGCGGAGCGCGTCCATTTACTTAAAATAATAGTGCGCCCTATGTTTATATGGCGTCACTCGAGCAGGATTTCCTGACTGTGCCTGGTCAGATTTTTGCGCTCATCTCGATCGTCGGACCGGATATGCCCCAGAAGAACGAGAAGCTCGGTCTCAAGATTCGTGGATGCTTTCAGACGAAGGAGGAGGCGGCCAGTCACGCCAAGCGCCTCCAGAAGGAGGATTCGCTCGTCGACATTTACGTCGTCGACATGTACAAGTGGCTCCTGATTCCGCCGGACCGTGACCAGATTGAGGACACACACTACCAGAACGAGAAGCTCGAGGAGATTATGTCCAAGTACCGCCAGAACCAGCGCGAGGCTTCATCCCATTTCGAGAAGCGTAAGCGCGACATGATGGCCAAGCCTATCGAGGGCAGCGACACGCCGTACATCGAGCCCGGAGACGAGAACTCCAAGTACTATACCAAGCCGGACGTACCCCCGATTTCTCACCCGGCCGATCTTCTCGACGACCTCAAGAAGGAGTTTCCGGAGGCGAGCATGGCTGAGCTCGTCGCCAAGGCGGATATTCGCATCGAGGCTGAGATCCAGCAGCGTCGGATTTCTTCTCAGGTCATACCAGAGGAGGAGACATGCTGAACCTATTTTACATAGGCCTAATTATATTGTTTCTCGTCGTGGCGTATAATCTTTCGCGCCAATCATCGACGAGCTGTTATGCGCCGCCGCGCGATAAAGATACCGTTCTGCCTTTCGTAGACCCGGTTGCCCAGCCGCTCGATTCACAATCCGACGTGTTCAGGGATGCGAGCGGCTGGCTCAACATGCGTGAACACCCTTTATCGGACAAGTTTCAGTCGAATGCCTATGCCGGCACGGACATGGGTGATTTTACAGGCATAGAATCGAGTGCCGGCATGGCACCGATGACTGTGATACCGTCCGAAGATCCTCTTTCGGGACGCACGACCGATGAGTATATACCGTCGGCGACGTTAGCCCTTTAGGACAATCGGTGTGAGTGATTTACCGAGCATAAGCCCAAAAATAAATGCAACAAAAATAAGTATGAGTACACTTTTTGAAATACCGTCAAGCATACCTTCGGAGCGAGGCGCCGGCTGCGGAGGCGGCGGCGCCATCATGTACGGCGACTGTGGATGAAAATAGTCTTCTTCTTCAATTTCACGCGTCGTCGTCGTCGACGTCGGTTCCGGAGGGGGTTGAAACATCCTCTTTCTCTATATCACTGTCGTCACTTTTATCTTCGACGACAAATCCATCAAGATTGCCATTCTCGTCGGCATCTGATTCACTTGATACTTCTTCAGAGTCGTACGACGCCTCTGACGAAACATCACTGATATCGGGGTCAGAATCGTAATCAGCTTCGGTAAAATCGTCATCGCACACTTCAACGGGCGTGTATCGCTCGGGTGCCTTGACGACCCGGCCCGATCGGGTTCTACTGGCCGTGGGATTTGGGGTCCGGGAAGTGGGTTCCGGCGTCGCCGACTGTGCCTCCTCGCTCGAGCGACGCGGCATTTACTACCTGGTTATTGTCCATTTCGTTTAAGTAACGTGGGAAGAAGTAGTAGCCCTTCTTCTTTGCACCGGTGTACAGTTCGTATTCGCCGTCTATTCCGAGACGGGCTGCGATGCCCGCAAGCTCTTCCTGAATGTGCGTATCGTCCGAGCGTTGGACCGAAAGACCGAGATCACGAATATTCTCCATCGCGGCATACAGGGACCGTGCGGCCACGGCCACGTCCTCCTCGGCCTCGAATGCTCTTATGTTTTGTTTGAACTCGTGCCACGTTGGTGGGTCCAGACCCGCGTACGGGTGTACCAACCGGGTGTACCGAGCCGCTAAAACCTTCGGGTAACCAATGGTCGGGTAGAAGACTACAAATAGGATCGCCACGAGTATCAACAACTGGTACATCTACTATACTCGGAGAAAGTATGTACTCCCGGCCTTCGTACCCCTGACACGTATCGGCGTCGTGACACATCTGTCGGATACAATCACCGTAGACCGAAAACCAAACGTGATTTGATTTGTGTTCGGCGCCTATATTCGCACAAAAGCGTGAATCGGTCTGGATCCATTTGGACTGTCCCTTTTGGCCAACCCGTTTGACCCTCGCGCGTTCGTACCCCGGAATATACTTTTGGATATAGTGTTCGAGTGCGTCGTGCGACCCCGTGTCGAGTGTCGTCGGTCGACTTTCGGCCGTCCGGATCGAAAACAGCCGAAGCGTTTCGAGGTCCGGAACCGGGTCGGGCGTACCGGGTTCCCACGGGACGTACGGGTCGCCGACCGGTTTTTTGTGCGACCAGAGCATACGGAGCCCGCTTCCGCCGTATACACTCGCGTCGATAAATTCGGACCATTCGGGTCCGTCGAGTTCCATGAGAATTCGGGTCCGGTACGCGAGCGCTTCTTGGCGCGTCACGTTCGCGTCCGGCCAATGAATGTGGACGCCGCACTTGACGAGCCCGCCTTCGACCAGACGCTGGGGCGCGCGCGCAACGAGACACCGACCCGGTACGACGTCGCACATCTTCTGGAGCACATCCATGAGAACACTCTCGTCGAGCGGCTCGGGTGCTTTGTAATCCAGATCGACGAAGAATCGAAACACGTCCGTCTTTTGTTCGACGACATAGACGCGCCGATTTTGTCGGACGGCTGCTACATAAGCCACGTAGAATGCGTCGGTATCACCGAGCGGAACGTCCAGAATTCCGCCATCCATGAGAACATGGGTCCCCGGTCCGTGTGGCGTACGCCACTTTGCAAACATACCTTGGTGGCGCACCATAGCCATAAGCAATTGACGCGCCGGACAGACAGATGGCGATGCTTCCCCGTACTGTCAACCAGCGTCTGTTCATCGACCTACTCAAGGCACCCCGTCCCCCGATTGTCTTTGCGTCCGGCCCGGCCGGAACCGGGAAGACGCTCGTGGCGTGTCACGTCGGCGCCGAGGCACTCGCCAAGGGTCGCGTCCAGCGTCTCATCATCACTCGCCCGGCTGTGAGTGTCGACGAGCAGCACGGTTTTCTACCCGGGACGCTCGAACAGAAGATGGATCCGTGGACCCGGCCAGTATTTGACGCCCTTCGTAAATTCTATACGCCGCGGGACCTTTTGCGTATGACGACCGACGGAATCGTCGAGGTTTGCCCCCTGGCGTATATGCGCGGCCGCACGTTCGACAACTCCTGGATCATCGCCGACGAAATGCAGAATGCGACACCGAGTCAAATGCGTATGGTCATGACACGCATTGGAAACGATTCAAAGTTGGTCATTACCGGGGACCCTGCCCAGCACGACCGTGGTTTTGAGCGCAACGGGCTCATTGATTTTACTGACCGACTTGAAAAGTCACCAAAGCTTTCCATTCAACACATTCGTTTTGATGAATCGGACGTTGTTCGCCATCCTGTTATTCGGGACGTTCTTGAAGTTTATGCACCCAGTATGGAGCCACCGATGCCACGCTCGATGGTATAGTCGCGCTGCTGACCGCGGACGAAATCCATGTCGCCCTCGAGACCACCCGGAGTTAGGTCCTTGCTGTAGTAGGCCGAGTTGGGGTTGAAGCCACTCACGGTAGCCTTGAGGCCATTCTTCAGCTTGAACAGACCGGACGGCTCGCCGCGCGACGTCTTGATCGCCAGGTCGGCATAGCCGCTGACGCGCGGGAAAGAAACCTGGTACAGAATGATGAGCAGGAGGACAATGACAACAATCTTAGATACCTTCATAGTTATTAGTGTGTCGAGAAGATTTTTCTGATCGCGCGTTAAAGCCAACAACTTCCTTTCTTTAAGAAAGTCAATGGACTTGAGTGTCAATGATTCCGGTATGACCCTGAACCTGAATGACGATGAGCGCCGCCTGATGGATGAGATTTCGTTCGAGCCGCCGGAGAAGAAGACCGTCCCGGTTCGCCGCCCGCCTGTTCAGTCTCGCCCGTTTGGGGCTGTTCGTCGCCCGCCGCCCGTTCAGACATTTTCACAGGGTGAGCCTGGCCTGGACGCATTCATGAATCCGGGAAAGAGTGCCGTACAGCCACCACCCATGCCTGAAATGTGGGACGGCGGCGACGACGTCCAGGATGACGATGAGCCACAGGGTGGTGGCGAGCAGCAGCACCACCAGGGGGGTGGCGGAGGAGACGCCGGTCCGAGCGAAGGCTACAAAACGATCGAGGACGAGAAGGCTGACCTACTGAACAAAATTGCACGCTTCGCCAAGAAGGGTATGCACACGTCGTCTCGTCTGACGGCCTACAGTGACATTGAGGAGATTCGCACGGAGTACAAGCGTCTGACGTATGCGATCGAGGTCGATCGGGCCATTCGGTTCCAGCGTCGTATGCTCGTCGCGTGCGTCACCGGTCTCGAGTTTCTGAATAAGAAATTTGATCCGTTCGATCTCCAGCTCGAGGGATGGTCCGAGAGCGTCATGGAGAACCAGGAGGATTACGATACTGTTTTCGAGGAGCTTTACCAGAAATATAACACGAAGGTGAATGTCGCCCCGGAGGTGAAGCTGATTATGATGGTTGGCGGCTCGGCGATGATGTTCCACCTGACGAACAGTATGTTCAAGGCGGCGATGCCCGATATGGGCAAGGTGCTGAAACAGAATCCGGACCTGGTCAAGAACATGATGGATGCGGTCCAGCGTACGCAGCAGCAGGCGCAGCCGTCCGGACCGCCGCCGGCATCCGTCGACGGTCGACGCGAGATGCGCGGCCCGGGCATGGACATGTCAGCCCTGTTCGGTATGATGGGTCCGCCGCCGGCGATGCAGACGCGCGAGCCGGCACCACGCCCGATGGTCGAGGACGATGATGCCGTATCGGACATTGTATCGGTCGACATGGGATCCGATACCCGCGAAGTTAACGTAAAGGGTGGTGGTCGTAAAAAGTCGGCCCAGAAGAAGAAGGAGGTTGTGCTATAAAAAGTTCTATGTGTAAATCATGGGTGTGGCGTACGCGCCGTTTGGTCTCGACGACGAATCTTTAATCATCGCTCCCCAGAAACGTAGTGTCCCCGTCGTTCGACGCGAGCCCGTCGGTCTCCTCAGCCCCTTCTTCGATAACAGTCACAGTGGACTTGACAGTACCGAGTGTAACTACCTCATCATTTTCTTTATTTTTGGGATTTTTCTTCTTGTCGTTCTTCAATAGGAACCCTTTTTTCATGGGCGGAGGAGGCGGTGGCGGCGGGGCCTCTTCTTTCGTGGGAGGCGGCGGAGGCGGGGCGTTCTGGCACCCTTTAGGCCGAGGAAGCATACCACCCGTCATTTGTTGAATCAGACCGCGACGCTGATCGATGGTCATTTTTTTCCACTGTTGGCGAATCGTTACTGGGTCGGGCATCATTTTCTTCAGCGCTGAGCGAAATTCACCCGGAAGTTCCGCAAATTCTTTGAGTTCGAGCATAGAAATACGAGGCGGAGGTTTCGGGAGCGTTTGACGGCGAACGAGATCGACCGCGACAACGATACAAGCGCACAGTGCAAGTGCTACGAGCACGTACACAGCATCTCTAGCCATCCTCTAGTGTCAGTAGACATTTCCCTTTTGGGAATGTTGACGCGGGCGGGGGTTCCTCTCGTTCGGTCTGGAACCCGCTGGCTGTATAAATAGCGAGTCGTTTGCGATACATGGCGTTCATTACACTCCATGTATCGACAATGTCGTACACGACCTTTGGTCCTTCTGTTCTGAGAATACGCCCGACGGCCTGGCGAACATCGGAGTGTGGCGTCGCGAGTACGATGGCACTCAGGGTTGCGATGTCCAGTCCTTCGTGCGCAAGTGAGAACGTACCGATGACGATACGTTTACGGGCCGATACGTCGAGATCGGCCTGTTTCATTCCGCCCATGTACAGACCGGCACGTTCTGTGCCGATTTGGGCCAGGAGGTATTCACAGTGGGCCCGGCGGTCCGTCAGAACCAACGTATGGTGATTCACGGAGACGTCCCTGAGAATATCGAGAATGAGTTCGTTCCGGTCGGGAATATCGACGATGATATTCACCATCGAGGCCAGACACACTTTGCCGATTCGGGATACGGGTGGCGGCTGTACATATTCGGGACACATGAATGCCGTCCTGAAAACCCGAACATTTTTCGACGCCTCACGGTGAAGCTCAAAGAAACACGAGCCCAGAAACCAATACAGAACCCGGGTCAGACCGTCTTTCCGGTCTGGCGTCGCCGTGAGCCCGAGTGTGTACCGGGGACACATGGTAAACATAGCCTGCGAAAAGGCTGGCGCGCCGACATGATGCGCCTCGTCGACGATGACCATCCCGATCGAATCAAATGTTCCGAGGGGGTGACTACGCATACAGAGTGTCTGAATCATCCCGATGACGAACGGGTGGTCGAGGTCGCACACGTCACCCTGAACACGACCGACGGTAGCACCCGGGCAGAATTGACCGATACGTTCGATCCACTGATTGGCCAAAAACTCTTTGTGGACGATGATGAGCGTCCGGGTTTTCATATGACACGCGATCGCAAGTCCGGTTGCTGTTTTGCCCATCCCGGTATCGAGCGACAGAACACCCTGACCCTTGTACTTGTCCAGGGCGGTCTGTTGGTAGTCGCGAAGCCGGCCCGTAAATTGTATGTCAATCGCGACGGGTTCAGGTCGTAGGTCGCGCGTAGCCGGCCCGAGCCGCTCTTCGCCAAAAAATCTCGGAACGCACAGGTGCTTCGACGTTTCGCGAAACACCTTGAATGACGGCGGACGGAGCCCGAGTGCATTTTCGATCGCCCGTACCGTAAGTTCTTTGCGGAGCTCGGGACTCGGCGCCGTAACGTACCCTGAGCGGGTTAGAGACATCCGGCACTTCAATATAAAATGCGTCTGTGTTTTATCCTTCCGGGTGATACGTATTCGAGCTATTTCCTGATGGTCTGGACCGATCTGGTACTCAAGTGTGCTCAGCGCGGCCACGCGGTCATGGTGTCACAGAAACCGACCCGCCGCGAGTGTTTCGAAATGTGCGGCGAAGAGAAGTTCGACGCGTACATGTGTATCGACCCGAACGCCATGTTCAAGCCGGACGACGTATTCAAGATGCTCGAGAGCCCACACGACGTGACTGGCGCCATGATGATGTCGTCCGACCTCCAGACGCTGACGTGCGGCCGGACCATGGAGTCTCTCGTGCCGACCGGCGCACAGTACGTGGACGGTGTCACCATTGATCCGTCCTGGATGCTTTTGCACAGTGTGCCGACTGACTGGAACTTTACAGACCCGCTGCCCGGTCACGTCGATACGACCATCCGGGTCGGTAACCGACAGGTTGTGACGCTGTGAAGAACCCAAAATGTTTCACCGTTCCAGACTTTGCGCTCAAGTATACAATCTAGTACTGAACCGACAGGCATTTCCTGTATGGGCACGAGGCCTTCGACGTGACACATGACACGCCGGTACCGGAACGGTACTTTTACGGTACGGACAAGTCCTTCAAATTCGAGATCAAGATACTTGCGACCACCGATGTCATACCAGGGTGTCCGAATCACAGCCTGGTACAACATTTTTATATACGTACATTAGAACATGGGTGATATCGCACCGAACGATGACTCGGCTTTTTCATCCATAGACGAGGACTCATCTACGCCCATCAAAGAAATGATGGAGACGGTCGCGGATGTTATCATGCCCCGCATAGAGAACATAGTACGCAGGCCTACTGGCGGAACATCATCGGGTGGTGGAAGCACTCCATCCTACGGAGGTGGGACGGTAACACGTACACCGCCGACCAGCACGGGCGGAATAGCGCATCCAACAACACCGACACCGACTGGTCGTACGCCGCCAGCATCGACAACACCTAGTAGTAATCAGACGTCAGCTCCGAGTAATCCACGCCCAGGAGAGAAAACTGATATCGGACCACCCCAGAATAAAGATCACGCGGAAACACCTGAACAAAAAGCTGCCCGCGAAAAAGAAGCTAACGATAAGGCTGAAAAGGCTGGAAGTGCTGGTAACATGGCTACCCTCGCTGCACTGGGACTTACTGCCGCCGCGGCTACAGCTCTCATAGCTGCAGCCCTTGCTGGATTTATCGCATCGGACGGTGCTCATATCAAGTTTACAAAAATTACTGCCGAGCAAACGATATCACCAAATGTACCAGGGTTATTCACAAACCTGATTCAGAGTGTCGCCCCGACTGTAACAACACTCGAGGTTACATGGGAACTTATCGAGGTTGGTCATCCGGGTGGAATCGCCGAAGAAGTTAAAGTACTTGAAGGTGATAAAATTGAATGGAAAAACACAGGACTTGAAAAACTTGACGGCACAGATGTTACAGTCGTCCGGGTCAAGAGTGACAATGTATTTATAGTCGAATCTAAATTGACAGATTCGTCCCAGATTAGTCTGACTGATAAAGGTGATGGGTATATACACACATCATACGACGACCAACTCAATCAGTCAGTGAGTGATGCCGCGGGTGGACTCGCCGACATCGTAAATAAAGCGACCGGTGGGCTGGCCGGAAAAATTGGAACAATCATAGCGATAGTTATCGGTGTAATTTTGTTTCTGGTCATAGTGGGTCTGATTCTTAAATTCATGAATTCCAAAAAGTCTAATAATACTCCAAACTAGATTTTGTAAATGTACTCGCCGCGAGCACATATGTATTACTGGTTGTCGACGCGACAAACTTATCAGGTTCGAGATCGACCGTATATGGTGTATAGTTATTCGCGCCACCGACCGGATTAAATGAAAATCCGGTACATTCCCCGTGAGAAATACAATTTGACTCGGCGGCCGTATCTGTCGCGTGGGACCACGGGGACAGGGAGGACATGACGAGCGTGGCCGTACCACCGACACTGCTGATGTCGACCGGTGTGGCGTACGGAAACGTGAAACGACTCGAATCGAGTACAGTAACAGCATTGGATCCATTTACTGCCGGGTTACCGGCTATCTTTATTACCTGACCTGACGTAAAAGGGTGGACCGTCGTTGTTGTTACCGTAGCCAAATTACTCAGAGTCGGTACGACGATAGAGGTTATAGGGATCGCGGCAGGTTCGGCCGGAACCTTGAGATCGTACTTTTCGTACTTGAGAATATCCGTCAGGCCATCGACAATATAAATTGAATTGGATGTCGACGGCACTAGACCATCCATGAAAGATACCAGTGTACAATTGTTTCCGGTTGCTTTTCTCTGCTGGATGAACCCGACACAGTTGGTTGTGCCGGCACACGCGAGCATACACTCGGCTGGTGTTACATTAGAAAACTCTTTCATAAAAGTGGCCGTCGTGACCATTTGGTTTTCGGCAACCGAGAAGGTTGCCGGGTATCCAACCCAGTCGTGAATCTTGTCATGGGGGAAAAGCCATTTCGGAAATCTGTACCACATGGACCCGGGATCCGACCGGCTACTCTGGTACTTGATGATCACACCCACCAGATACGAAATTGCCATATAAATTAGGAGCAACAGTCCGCCTGCGACTGCAATCCCACCGACAGTCTTTGCGATCAGGATAGAATCCACCATGTTATAATGTCGGTAGAAAAAAAGCTTGACCAACTTTAGTAAGTAAGTGATGGTTCTACGAGAAATAAGTGGCTTTTCTGTAGCGGCGATAATTATCCTTATAATTCTTATAATTTTTGGAACAGCTGCTTATGGATTTTTAATATCGGGCGAACTGGGTGCAATTTTAGCCGGGGAAGAGACCCTCCCTCCTCCTGTCAATCCTCCTTACAAACCGATTACCGATATATTCACTCCTAGTTTACCACCGACTAATCAAACATTTTCTAATAATGACGACCCAAACCTACTAAACCGCATTTTGATGGAACTGATACCAATACTTATAGACGAATTGTCCCAGCGACTCGCCCCGGGTGATGATACGAGGAAACCCGCACCTGATGAAATTAAAAATTACATCGACGACGCCAAGGGGAGGCTGATAGACGAAAGTACCGGTAGACGTACAAATATATTCGATGATATATACAGAAATCTACCCGATGAAATAAAAATAAAACTTGTCGATGAACTTACTCGCCGTATAGCGGATATCGAAGGATATCGTGTGGTTAAAGCAGGGTTTTATAAAATTCTCCCCCATGAGCTTAAAGCTGCACTTGTCGATTCGGTAATTCGAAAACTGTCGGATATCGAGGGATCGCGAATGGTTCTCACTGCAGAAATGTACGAGACGCTACCTGCGGAGTTCAAGGCGTCGCTGGTCGATTCGATCGTTCGGAACATTTCGGACGTCGAGGGGTCCCGAACGGTTCTTGCGGTCGGTGTTTACGAGACGCTACCGGCGGAATTCAAGGCGTCGCTGGTCGATTCGATCGTTCGGAACATTTCGAACGTCGAGGCGTCGCGAACGGTCATCACGAAAGGTGTTTACGAGACGCTACCTGCGGAGTTCAAGGCGTCGCTGGTCGAATCGATCGTTCGTAACATTTCGAACGCCGAGGCGTCGCGAACGGTTCTCACA